AGTATGCCTTCTAATTTAAGCAGACATTCTTTTAGTGGCTGAGGACCTGGAGCTTTACCGCCGGATGTTACAAGCATTGCACCTTTTGGACGAATATCAGAGAAGTCAAAGCTCATTGTAGAACCTCCTTTAAAGTAAGATTTGATCACTGCTTTTACTGCATCTGCCCAACCTTCTATAGAGTCACCTACTAAAAACCTCTTATGCTTTTTTGGATTTGGTTTTCTGATCTCTGGCAGTTTTTCTACGTGATGTGTCTGTACTGAGAAACCAACACCTGTTCCACCTAAAAGCAAGAACATAGTCTCAGAGAATGCGTGTAGATCATCAACTGGAAGATATGCGCAGTTGTATACTCTGTTTGGTGAAATTTCAATTGGTTTACCTCCAAATTGAAGTGACCTCATCGATGGTAGAACTTTCTTGTCATATACCATTGTGTACGCTTGCTCAATCTCAGCTTCCAGTTGTGGATACTTTTTGATGTGCATAGCTTTGTTTCTGTCTACTAATTCTGTCCAGGACTCTCTTCTTTTTTCTTCTGGAAGGTACTTCGAATACTTCATATGTACCGTAATATCCGATAGTATTTCTTGTGCAATATTCATTTTTTCTAAATTTTTGAGAATAGTTTATAACGTAGGCCGCCGGTGTGACGCCTATTAGTTGATTGGAGATATTTTACCTTAAAATTTTACTTGCCTGGGATTGTAGAATTTCCAGATGAAACAGGAGTATTAACCTGAGCTTTTGCTAACTTTGATGTAGTTGGTGCTGATTGATCAGTTGCGTTCAAAGCTGCAATGTTATCATTATATTTTGTAGGAGCATCAGCGGTTCTAAGACCATCTGACTTTTGTGCTTTCTTGAACAAGTCTATTAAAAAATTTGTCATGTTTTATTCGTTTTCTTTGTATCAATAAATATCGGCAAATTACTTCGAGAGTTCAAAAAACTTCTTACTAAGTATAGATTTTTCCTCAAAGGTTAAACTTGATTTATCTGAAGTTTTAAATTGTCCGTTGGTTTGAGCTTGCATTGTCTGTATTTCTTCCTCTGTAAGTTCACTATCATCAATCTTTATAGTACCATTATCAGTATTTATTTGAGCATTGTATGTCATACCATCTTGACCATATCTATTCTTCATGATGTGCACCCTACCAGTTTTATTTAACTTATCGGCTCTCTTTCTTGATAGTGACATAATAAAGTCAGCGATCATAATTTTATTGTATGAACCTGCAGCCTTGTCTCCTTCTACGATATCATCTTTTGCTCCAGCCCTGTTTACTTGAGATACTGACCAAATTGGAGTATTCAACTCTCTTGCCATACCTTTAACTGCGGTATACACATCGTCGATCTCATCTTTTACATCTACTGATTTCCTGTTTGATTTAAGAAGATCGATGTAGTCAATTATGATCAAATCTGGTTTGTGTCCAAGATCTGAGCACTTTCTGATATGAGACTCAATTGCATTTACAGTAGTTTTACCCATTGGAAACTCTTTTACTATAAGTTTGCCTGGAAGGTTTTGTACTGTTTTATCTACTGTCTCTCTATGCTTATGAACTTCTTTAAAATCAATTCCAGTAAATACAGAGTCATATCTTTTACCAGTATAGATGTCTGAGAGCTCAAGAGTATAGTGTGCCACTGTAAATCCTGCTTGTACTGCGAATGCTCCAAGATTTACTAAGAACCATGATTTACCAGAGCCAGGTCCACCAAATATAAGACCAAGATCTCCTCTGCCAAGTCCACCCATAAGATGTTCTGTTACATGAGCCCATGGTGTTGGGATTGCTGCTCGATCATCTTCTCTGTATCTCTGCTCAATATCCTTAGCATACTCATGTCCTATGTTCTTGTCTGCTCCGGCTTTAAGAGCTCTGTCAATCATAGATCGTATATCTTCAAACTGACCTTTGCCTAATAGATCTACTGAATTTAGAAGAGCCTTTTTAAGTTGCTGATTCTTACAAAAACCTGAGAATTCCTGCTCGATGTAATCTCTGTCTTCATTTGCAGCTTTTAGTGATTCTTTTACTTGCTCTGCTACTGAAACTTTAAGCACTTCATTATCAATCTTCTTTACCTCGACTTGTAGGAATTCAAGAGATGGAGTTGTGTGGTACTTATAGTAATACCTCAGGATTTCTTTTACTATCCATTGTGATGCTGGAGAGTCAAACATTTCAGGTTCTACCACATCATTGATTGTCTGAAGAAACTCTTTGTGCTTAAGTAGACTTGATAAGACTTTTACTTGGAATCCGCTTCCGTACGCATTAAGCGTGTTTAATTGTGCCATAACTTTTTATGTTGATTTTTTATGCTTCTAGTGCTTTTTTGAAAAAGTTTGCAATTGCCTCACGATTTAATTTACTAAACTCTTCACTTTCTTTTGACCCGTGCCAGAACATAAAACCTGGAGTCTTTTCTATATTGGTCATTCTTTCAATATTACTATCATGTTCCGATTCTCTAAAAGTTAAAGTTATCGAATTATATGCTATTTGGACCACTCCATCTTTTTCTATAGTATAGTATATAATCGCTGCATGGAATGGGCATTTTGATTTTATGTAGTCGTATTCTTCTTGTGTCATAATCTATTTGTATTCTACTAAGTATTTAAAGTTAGTAAACAACCAAGATGGTAAGTTTGTAATGCTTTGTCCAAGTTGATCTTCAGTATACATCTCTGTAAACTCTGTAGAACTATACTCTTTATTTGGATTTTCCATTACATCATTTATTTCAACTTGTGCATCTTCTGGGATATTGGGTTCATCTAAGTCCATCAACTGCTTGTTAACCTCAAGTTGACTTCTGAAATCATATATCTTTTTAAGCATTGGAGTTGTACTGTCCTTGCACTTATCTAAGACATGCTCTAGATTAATAGTACATGATTCTCCTAATTCTGGAAAATGTTTTAGCAAAGTCTTGATGCCTAATCCTTTTACTCCTGGTACATTATCACCTTTATCTCCAAGAAGTACTTTCTGAGTCAAGAAGTTATTTGCAGTAACTTCATACTCTTTTAGTACATCTTTTGGTCCGTAAAACTTTTTCTTAGTCGGTGAGTATATGCTGATACGATCTGATGCAAGCTGAAGGTAGTCTCGGTCTGAGGACATGATTGTTACTTCATCTCCAATGCGTTTTGCGATGTATCCTATGACATCATCTGCCTCTATTTTATCAATGGATATAAGATCTATGGGTAAGCATCTTAAGTAGTCCACGAGTCTTACAATCTGGCTCTTGATAGCTTCACTCTCTTCTTCTTGATTGTCAAACATATCCCAGTTAGTGATACGTTTTACACCTCTGTTTGCTTTATATTCTGGATAGAGGTAGCGCTTATTTGTTGAGCTACCCCTACCGTCGAATACAACTATGACACGAGTTGGTCTTACCAATCTCATCCCGTACGCCATTGACTTGAGAAATCCAGTTAGAGCTCCTATATGCTGTCCTGCTGGGTTTACGTGTTGGATCATTGCAAAGGACCTCAAAAAGTTGTTGAGCCCGTCTACTAAAAAGACCTTGGAGTTTATGCCTAGCTCTTCCTTCTCGTTCTTTAGCGAATCGAGGATGTCTTGATAACTTTTATTCATTTTTTTGATTTTATTCTTCTGTGTCGTAAATATCTGGAGTATCTTCTGGTTCTTCTACAAGATCGAAGTCTGTTCCTCCTAGTGTCTTAAGCCATTCATGAGCGTGCAGTTTCTTATAGGCATCAAGTTCTTTTTTATCGTCATTGATAAACCCATGCACTGTCATGATTGCTTTACCCACTGCTGTTACGCCTGTGATGTGATTCTTATCGCAACTTAGTCTTGTTCTCTTTGCAAACTCTACTAGCTTACCACCTTTACTTGCATTGATTTTGTTTGTGCCAGCATTTGTGATATTACCGAAAGTGATTACCAGAGACGCATCAAACCACATTGTATTACCGCCTTTGTTTTGAAGTTTAGGTTGACCCATACGTACTTCAGGTTTTGCTACCCAGACTTTATTGATTGCCACCAAAGTATTTGTATATGGTTGACTTTCTTTTCTGGACATGATAATTCTCTGATTGATGAAGTTACCAAATTGCTGACTCATTGCACCTGCATTCCACTCATTGTTATTTGAGTTTGATTCAATGCTAAGTCTACATGGTATTGATCCTACAGAGTCCCAGAAGAAACAAATGTCATGTGGTAGATTTCCCTTTTTCTGTTCATCGAGTATATCTGCCATAAAACCTGCAACATCCTCAACGCAGTTCATCTTTTCACGGTCAACGTAGATAAAAAAGCCATCATAGTCAACTACTTCCCCAGTAGTTTCATCTACAACTTCATTGAATTGTAGTCCCATTGATTTAGCATGTTCCCACGACCATTTCATTTCGGTGATTATGAATACTGGCAATATTCCCATACTCTGTGCACTTACTGCAGCCTCAAGAAGTGCTGTAGTCTTTCCAGTATCAGAGTGACCTCGCAGTAGGGTAATATGTCCCATTGCTATACCAGGAATTTGCAGTGTATCTTGGAAAGATTTAGATAGTGGAATCCACCGTGTTTCTTTAAACTTTACCGATGTGCTTGATAGATTTTTGGACTTTTTAAATTTGTCCAGGCTGAATTCGCCTTTTATAGCTTTAGAAAGGGCTCCATTGAGCCCTTCTTTCTTTTCCGCTTTTGCCATGTAACCTTCTTAGATTTTGATTAGATATCAAATAATTCATCGATAGCTTTGTCAGTATCGGTCTTCTTTGTACTCAGTGAGAAAGATTTTGGCTCTTTACTCTTTGGAGTTGATGTTGGTGCAGGTTTTTCCCACGGCAGGTCACCAATTGTTTCTGCTTGTTCTTCAGCTACTGGTGCAGGTTTTTCTGCTACTTCTTCTTCTGGGTTAAGATGTGACTGAAGTGCTGCTTTCATATCATCGTATGAATAATGCTTGTACGCATCTATTGGATTTGGCTGTTCTGTTAACCACTTCTTTACCAGCTTATCATCTTCAGAAAGCGGAGTGATCTTTGTCCTTACCCTAACTTTAGATTGGTTGAAGTTTGTACCGTTCTGCTCAGGTGATGTAGTCTCAATTGTAATATCACGACCAGAAATTGGATCTGTGTAATCACCTACGTCTTCATCTTCCATGATTGCAAGAAGCTCCATGAATACTTGCTTACCGAATTCCCAAAGCATTACGCCTTTGTCTTCTTCTCCACGTACGATAATTGGAACTACTGTCCTCATCTTTGGTTCCAGCTTCCTTACTAACTGCCAATCTTCTTTATTTGAAGACTTACGGAGCTTTTGTGTGAACTCTGCGATAGGATCCTTTTCATCGTAACATGCCGGGGACATCATCGTCTTGTTATTAATTCCGTAGTAGATGTACATCTCTTTAAACGGATTTGTCTTGTCGTAAGCAGACGGGAGTATTCTCACCGAGTGTTTACCTACTGCTGCTCTCCAAAGCGTCTTAGGTTGATCTCCACCTTTTGCACCTTTGGGATTTTGTAACGCAGCTAATCTTGCCTTTAAGGCGTTTACGTCAATTGCCATATGAAAAACTAATTGTTTATTAATTGATAATACGTGAAAATTTTGATCTAGAAAAGTAGATCTACGAAGTCGTAATGATTTTATGTACGATCGTGTTTAGTTTACGGAACTCATTACCTTGTGTGAGAAGCATTGAATTTCTGTACTCAGCCCAGTTGATAGGAAATCTATTGTCCATGACACCGTTATTTAGGTTCATGATCAAAGTATTAAGGGCATTTATTGTGTAGAGTGTATTTGTTTCTTTCTTTCTGTGAAGTAGTATGGTATTACTTAAGATTGTTGTCTCTTGTCCTTCTACTTCTATATTGTATGTGCACATGTACTCCTCAGATTCTGGAGATGCGAGTACAAATATCTTGCTATACAGGATCTTGTACTGACTGTTTATCTCAGCCAATCTTTGTTCTAATTTATCTTTTGGAGTAAAGCTACAAAATAGCCTGTTCATTAATGATTCTTGCGTTAACGTGATTGTTGTCATAACCTTCTTATGTTTATAAATATCGGGTTTTAGTTGAAAAAATAATTTTTTGCATGTTTATGTTTTACTTTGAATCCACCTTCTTGTAAAATATCTTTAACTTTGATGAGGAATTCTTTACCGTCTTGTATACTATAATCAAAAAGAAAAGCGTCATATGTTATAAGTATAAGTTTGCTATGAGCCTCTGATGCGTATAACTGGGTTGAAAAGCAAGGCATTGCAGTAGATCAAACTAAATTCACTGAGGTGTATGGTATTGAGAATGGCAAGAATTTTATAAAGTCAGGTTTAGTCTACTCTTACTATAATATGTACAATACCACAGGCAGACCAACAAATTCATATAGTGGAGTCAACTTTGTGGCAGTTCCAAAGACAAAAGAATTCAGAGAGTGTTTTATCCCGCGACATGATTACTTAGTAGAATTTGACTTTGACGCATATCATCTTAGACTAATAGCACAACAAGTCAGGTATGAATTCCCAGATAAAGAAGAGTCGATCCATACGCAGTTAGGCAGAGTATACTTCTCAAAACAAGAACTCAGCGAAGAGGAGTATACTAAATCTAAAGAGATCACATTCAAGCAGTTATACGGTGGAATAGATCAAAAATACGCAGACCACCCGTTTTTCTCAAAGCTTGGAGATTTTATCGATGATATTTGGAGAAGATATAAAAAAGATGGATCGCTTATACTCCCAACAGGCACACTACTAAGAAGAAACTCTGAGATGAATAAACTCAAGCTATTTAATTACTGGGTGCAAAATCTAGAGACAAAGAATAACACAAGCAAGATAGAAAGATTACGAGAAGTTATTGGAGAGGCTCATAGCAAACTTATACTTATAACATATGA